TGGCCTGGAACTGCGGCATGGCCCCGGCTTGGAGGCCAACGGAGGGAGTCGGTACGCGAGGCATTTCAGGAGTTCCGGCGGTTCATGGTCTGGTACTGACCGTAGATGGTGGCGGCTTGGCCTGCGGTGCCCAGCAACTGCGCCCCAGCCCCGATTGCAGGCTGGATCGTGCGGCGGGTGGCTCGGAGGTTGCCCGCCTGCGCTCGGCCCATGAGGCCCTGCTGGCGTTCGTTCACGGCCTGCCGGCGGAGAGCCTGCGACTGCCGCAGGGCGTTGGAGTCGATGGCAGCGAGGTCCAGTTGCTTGGTCAACTCTTGGCTCGCCAAGACCTCCGCCGCCGTGCCGTCACCAGCAACCAGCCCGCGAGCAGCCTGCGACGCAGCCATGGCGGCCTTCTCCTGCCCCGCACGCATGGCGTACAGCCCCGCCTCCTTCTGGCCTGCCTTGATCGCGTACTGCGCGTCAGACTCGGCTTGGCGGGCGTTGATGTCCGCGATTCGCGCCGCGAACTCCGCCGCGCTCGCCTGCGACTTCAACTGCATGCGCTGGCTTTCGGCTTGGTAGTAGGCACCGATCGCGCTCATCACGCCGCCGGTCACCATGCCAACGGCTCCAAGCGTCGTCAGATCCGCGCCACCAGACGGAGCAGCCGTCGTAGACGCAGAAGCAGGCGTCCCTTGGTTAGGGAACACATAGCCCGAGGCATACGGCCCCGGTTGCGACTGCGGCGCAAAAACCGCGCCCGACGAGCCGCCGGACAAGTTGACGTAGTTCGTAGTGGCTGGCATGGCTAGCTACCTACAGCGACCTCCATGACGATGCCGTTGATGGTCAGGCCAGAAGGATGCGATTGCCGCACCACAATCGACCCGTCTTGGCTCCACGACGGAAGCAGCGTGACCTGTCGCTCCAGCGAGGTCGCCGTCGCCGGCAACACCGACTCCTCGACCAGATCGAACTCGCTAGGACCGATCTGAAAGTTGGCGTCGCTGGCATCTACGCGCAGCCACGCCTTGTTGACGTTCTTGGTGCGGCCCTGGCCCATGCCGTCGATCTGCATGGCGATCGGAAGCGTCTCCAGATCGGACTCGTACGGGATGCCGGCCTTGACCGCCGTCGCATGGGCAGGCAACGTGAACTCGCCGGTCCCGTCAACGACGATGCCGGAGTAGGTCGTTCGATCAGCAACAACGTCGATCGTCTTGGCAGCCAAGTTGGTTGCGCCGGAGAACGTCGATCGCGCCCATGCCCACGTTGCGATGGCCGTGTTCCGCATGGCGACCGGCAACTCGACAACAAGCTGCGCCCGAGCCTGCGCGCTGCTGATGCGCTGGACGACCAACAGGCGGTAGGCGACGCCACCCGATCGAAGCTCCAAGTAGTCGCCTACATCCGTCGGAAGGAACACCGAGCCGCTAAGGGAATCGGTCACGGTGACGAACGAACCAGCCTGCCAACCGCCGTTTTCAAACTCGGTCACGGTCAGCGATCGACCGCCCGTATGCGTGCCATCGAACGACACGCTGCTGTCGAGGTAGTTGTCCGCATCGCCGGTCGCCCGAACGTCGGTTAGCCGCTCGATGTAGCGCGCCGACGCTCCGTTGGTAGTACGCAAAACAGCGCAGTAAAGGCTGTCAACGTTGCCCTCACGAATGCAGGCTACCGACTCAACCACGCCATCGGTGTCGTGCTGGTGCCATGCGACAACCTCTTCCTCTGGAATGTAGGTCATGCCAAGCAGCTTCCCCGAGGAACTGGCAAACCAGACGATCGGCAGCGGCGAACGCATGTAGGCCAAGTCCGCAATCGTGTAGTCGTCGAAGAGGTGCGCCGCCCGCAAGCTCAAGTCGGAAGTCGTGTAGCCTTGCGCGTTGAAGTTGAACCCGATCTGGCGCACATGCCCGCCCATGGCGGCGCAGAACACGGCGACGTTGTTGATGACCGCTGGGGTGACAAAGCTCGATCCGATGTAGCTTTGCGGCCGCACGGCGATGGTCGTAGGCGTAACCGCATCGCTGTTGACCGCCGTCACTCGCCATTCGCTGTTGTCGGTCAGTACAAGCAACTCGCCAGAACTGACCAAGTGCCGAATGACGTTGTTGTTGCGAGCCTTGACCGTGAACGCGATGCGGTCGGTATCCTTGATCGGAATACCGAAGCTCAGGTCTTGATCGGTGTTGCTTCGCGTCATCCAGATCTTGGATGGATCGCCAACCGTACCAGCCAAGACCTTGCGCTGCTCAAAGTACGATACCGCTCCAGGGTAGGCCAACTGCGGGTTAGAACTCGGGGCCAACGCCGTGTCCAAGATCGAAGGCGTGCGACTCAGATCAGGCGTGATGTTGTCGTCCTTGAACGTGACGTTAGATGCTGTGTCTGCTTGCCCAATCCACCCGAACAGGCCGCTGGTGCGCTTGTAGATGTTGTAGCGACGGGCACCGGGGACCTGCGTCCAAGTCAAGATGTTGTACGTTTCGCGGGCATACAGGTTGTTTTCAACGCTGATTTGTGCGCTTGGCTGGCTCTCGTTGTCGTTGTCGTCTACAGCCGTAACGACGTAGTAGTTGAGGGCTTGGCTGTCGTCTGGCCACAGTTCCGCAAAGATGTCAGGGTCAATAGTCCTTCCGCCTGATGGGTACGATGTGCCAATAGTCACCTCTAATCTCTGCCCAATGCCAAGAACGGCTTGCGCAAGATTTGTTTGGCTGTTGGCCTTGACCTCAAACACAGTGTTGGACGCATTCGACGCCGTGCTGTACACACGCGACACGGTGAAAGTGTTGCTTGCGACCTTTGCGTGCAAACCAGTAGGCGAACCAGATGGCGAACAAAAAAACTTGACCGTATCGCCAGGAACAAGCGGAACAACTTCGTCGTGAAGCGTCTTAAAAGCGCATTCGGCAGTCGTTTGGTAGCCTTGAAGCCATCTTTCGCACCGTATACGAACTGCGCCGAATGGCTGCCCAACGAGTCCGGTCGGTGCGGCAATCGGGGGAACGTAACTTGCGTAAGCCCAACTCCACTGAAGATCCGTAAGCCGCGTCAAGACAAGCGTTGGCTTATTGCGATGCGTCAACGTCAACTTGTTGTTGTCCTGTGCGTAGGTCAACTCCATCAACTGCGTGTCTGAGTAGCTGTTCGGGTGCGTGAGGCCGGACGCCGGAGACACCAGCGACCAAGTAGACACCGAGTTGTTGTTGATCGCGTAGTTGACCCAGTTGGCTGTCGCAGCACTCGACGAGAACGTCGCAGAGTTGGTGCTGTAGTAGTTGCCAAGCCCTTGGTCGAGGCGCAGCGAGCCTTGCGGGTAGTACGCTGCAATCGTAAAGCTGTTGGTCCCTGCGCTGGAATACGCATTGATCGTCGTGCCGGCGACTGACTCCTTGATCTTGAAGGTCGTGCTCGACAGCTTATCAATGTAGTACAGCGCGCTTGTGCCGATAGTTGACGTTGGCGTCACAGCAGCCGAAATCTTGAGGGCTGGAACCGCAAGAAGTGTTGATGCTGCCGGCGTCATGGTGCCGGTTTGCTGACTTCCGACCTTCAGTCTAAACTGCGATGCATCAATAACATCGATGTAGTACCAGCGAAATACCGAACCAGATTCTTGCAAGATCACGGCGTCGTTTTGTCGAAGGCCGTGATTGACGTTTGTAGTAAAAATGCCTTCGCTATCTTTATGAGTCCATGTTCCTAGGTCACGCACTTGCGCCGGACCAAGCGTCAGGGCCGTGTATACCGCGCCGACGTTTGCCGCTGTCAGCCCATAGATCGTTACCGGCGCATCGTTCGGCAGGTTGTCAAGGTTGCCCGCAGTGATGGTCCAGATGCCCGTCGAAGTGTTGACGGTGCAGGCCCGCGCAACGAAGTAGTTTTCCGCCGTCAGGGCGATCGGTGCCCCGTTGCGGTAAAACCGTACGTTGCTGGCACTGAGTTCCAACATCATGTCGGGATCGCCCTGAAAAGGGATCATCCGCGACTTGGTTGAGTTGCTGAACGCCGCGCCAACGTACTGCAACCCTGGACGCCGCTTCGCTGCCCCCTGCGGCTTGATGTACATGTTGCGGCACTTTTTCAGACCAGACTGGTGGGCTTTCTGGTCGATGCGCCCGTACATCTCCGGGCTGACTTCGCCAGCGTTGAACGCAAGTTGAATGGCACGAGTGTTCGGCATGGCTAGCGAATGCTGATCCAGCTAGGGGTGTGCGAGGGCTTGATCTCGGCCTGCGTAGTCTTGTCGTGCGACGATGCCTGCATCATGTATGCAGTAGCCATCTGAGCGCACCGCTTGGACTCGGCGGCCCCGACATCGCCCTTGATGATCGGGCCAGCCAGCATGGACGACAGGTGCCACGACAAAGCGATCGTGAACAGCGTGCTGAACAGCGTCGTGTCCACGATCTTCGCGTTGTAGCGGATGACCGCCTCCTCTTGGTTGGTGTAGAGGATGCGGTTCCCGTGGATGTCCGACTCGACTACGAACTTCTGCGGGATCAGCCTGCCGTTCACCACCCAATCGTCGGCGGCGTCGGGAGGCATCACCGCCAAGATGCCGCTGGCGTCCGCCGGCACTTCGTAGGCGTACTCCCATTCCGAGCGCGGGTTGTCCGTCTCGACAAGAGCCTTGCGCTTCAGAGCGAACGACCAGCTACCCATTTCAAGCAGGGTGTCGCGGGCCAGCGGGTAGAAGCGAGCGCACAGAGCGGCCTGCGCCGAGCCGTCCGGCGGGTCGATGCTTGTGACCTTGGCCGTCTCCCCGATGTTGGCAAGAGCCAAGTTGCAGATGTCCACCTCGCTGGTGCCCATGCGCTGCACGGCAATCCACGCTTCGTAGAACCTCTGACCCAGCGTGTTCATGCCGGCACCCGTGTAGTGGATGCCGTCGAACATGACGGGAAGGTCGCTCGTCTCAATCGCACGCGAGTAGGGGTCAGCGTCCGTCATCTTGGTGATGGCGGCGTTGACCGTATTGGCGTAGGTCCACAGCACGTTCGGGCGCACCTTGGACGCCATCCACGGGATCTTGTGCGGGCTGACGCTGGCAAGACCACGGTCCACGATGGCCTGCCGGATGACCTGACGTAGCTTGGTGCAGTTGGCGTAGTAGCGGCTGGCGCGGCTTTCCGATGTCGCGTCTTCTTCGCCCTGCGCCCAGAAGATGCCCACGCACTCGCCAGTGTCGCCCTGCAAGGCGAACGCGGTCTTGGCGGCGTCGAGGACATCCAGCAATCGCCCAAAGCAGTTGTTCGGGTCGCCCGGTGCCCAACTGGTCTGCTGGTCTGGGTCGTGCCAGCCGTAGCCCGTCGCGCCCAGAGCGGTCGTCTCCCGCTGCGCCAACCCGCTGCCGCTGAAGCCAAGCGGAATGACATGCATGGCTTCGCCAAGGTACTCATGCATCCGCAGGGCAAGGCCAACGTAGTGCCCCTGCTTCGGCTGGATGCCCAGCGACGGCCCTTGGAACGGCTGGTACATGCCTGCCACGGGCGTGTAGTGGTTCGGGTAGTTGAACCCAGGCGGGTACGGGTTGCGCTTGTCCTTCTGGTGCTGCAACGCCAAGAACCCGGTCGATGCGGTGTAAGCACTTGAACCCGTGATGGGCGTGCCGCCGTAGGTCGCGGTCAAGTTGTAGGTGCCAAGCGTCCCAGTGGGCTGCAAGAAGTACGAACGACCGTAGACGACCTCCAGCGGGGTGCTGGTGCTGATGATGTCAAACACATCGTTGGTCGCCGGAGCCGAGCCGAACGGCGCGGCAAGCTGAGCCACCGTGCCCGACGCCGTGAGGATCTGCCTGTACTGGCCAGCGAGCGCGCCGGTTCGGAACAGTACGACCTGATCTGGGCCGTAAGGGCCTCCCGCCAAGGTGGCGCAGTTGATGACGCTTGCGGTCGATCCCGCCGCGACCGTGCTGTTTGTCGAGGCCGCCCTACCGCCGCCAAAGATCGCAACCTGAGTGTTGGCAGCAAGGATGTCGGTCAGAAACGTGACGGTGATCGGCTGGCCCGCCCCAGCGCACGCGCATGTGGTCCCAGCGGGCTGCGTGCCCTCGGCCTCGCCCTCAAACGGCGACCACGGCAGCCACAAGGCGAACTTGTTGAACGGAGTGCTCTGCCCGCTGATGGTTGGCGGCTGGATCGAATAAGTGTCGCCAGCCAACGTGTTGTTCGTGAACGCAGGGCTGACCTCCAGCACGAACTTGCCAGTCGCCGCGTCGTAGTAGACATCCCCACAGGATCGCGTCTGGTTGGCGTTGCTGCCCGTGAGCGGGGTGATCGTCAGGCCCGTCAGCGACCCACGAGCTTGGTAGGCGCGCTCTGCGAACGTCTTTTGGTAGCTGTTGGCTGCCGTCAACAGGTCTTGCCCAGCCACTTGCGTCATGGTGATTGGCAGGCTGCCGACCGAACCGATGGTGACGCCTTGCAGCGTGATGCGCCGCTCCGCCGTTGGCTCGTTGGTTGTGCTCGACAAGCCGGAGATCGTGTAGGTCGTGTTGGCGGTGATGCCTGACGGAAGGCTCGCACCAGAGAACTGCACCTTGTCGCCGATCGTTACGAAGTGCCCTTCAGCCAACGTGATGTGGTCCGTCGATCCCACGGCAACGCTTGCCACCGCCGTCGTGGTCGGGCGGCGCAGGTAGAACATCGTTTCGGTGTCTTGGACGGTCAGCACGCTGTTCGTTGCAGCCGATGCCGATGTCACCTGAACGAACGTCGGGTAAGGAGTCCTACTCAGTTGAATGTTCTGCTCCAGCGGACCAGTCAACGTCACGCGAACGTAGTAGTCCACGCCAGCCAAGAAGCTGCCAGTAGACGACTCAAACCGAATGCGGTCGTTGTCCGCCAACCCAGAGTTGAGGAACACATCGGCCCCGGTCGATTGAACCGTCAGAGTGCTCGTGCCAGCATTGTATCCAGTCACGGTTGCCGAGATCGGTCTGCACTTCTTGGCGACGATGTAGTCTCCAAAGGCGTCCTCGGTAAACGATGAGACGATGCCCTGCGGGACAGCAAGCGAGAACAGTGCCAGCACTGCCGTAGACGGAATCAGCACCGATCCGCCTCGCGTTGCAGACACTTGTATGTCCGATCCAGACGATGTGACTACCCAATACGACTGCTGCGCACTCATGCCGCCGGGGATGGCTCCACTGACGCGGATGCAGTCGTTAACCGTGAACAGGTTGAATGTTAGCGTAATGGTGCCCGTCGTAGTGTTGATCCCAGTTGATGGCATCGCCAGCACCGCCCCTGGATCTGTCGCCCCACGCACCTTGACCGCTTCACCAACGCGCACAGGCTGGTTGCCGATGCGGAAGCGCGTAGGCACCTTGTTGGTCAAGTAGCCCGGCGTCGCGTAGATCTGCGCCGAAACGCCTACCGTGTAGCTGCCAGGGTCGTTGACGCCGCCTAGGACGCTACGCAGCAGCACCGTGCTCGTCGTGCCATTCGCTCCGCCAACGAAAGGATAGGTGAACTCCTCTCCAACCTCCGGCAGAGGCGACAGATCTGGGCTGACGCTCACCTCAGAGTCGCTGGAGTTCGTCACCGTGTACGAACGCCCGTCGCGCTTGCGCGTGATGGTCAGCCCCGTCGCGTCGTACTGCCACTTGCAGTTCGTGACCAGCTTTCGCACCGACGATCCAGCCTGCACCGTGCAAGTGCCAGGGTACTTCGTAAACGACGCCCCCAGCACGTTGGTCTGCGTCGGCACCGGGTCGTAGAACGTCAGCATCTTCACGGCTTGCACCGCAAGGCCCTTGGTGCTGACCGTCTGCCACGGGCTGCTCTTCGGCCCCGTGCCGTAGCGAAGCGTCTGCCGGCCTCCCGCGAACGTCACCGGCAGCGTGAACGTGTCGCTGTAGCTGCCTTCCCCAAACTGCGTCGGGGCGATCTGCGGATTCCGCAGAGCGATTTGGAGGTTCTGGTCCTCCCAAGACTGGGCATCACCGATCGCGGTGCTGTTGCTCTGCCCGACTGCCAACAAGAACTTGCGCTTCGCCATGGAACACCTCGGTCAGATAGCACAAGGCCCCGCCGTACTCGGAAGCACGGCGAGGCCCAGGAACTCAGGCAGCCGCTCCGATCAGGCGATCGAGAAGCCGCTCGGGTAGAACTGACGACCGTTCTGAACGTCCTTCACCATGACAGCGGTGGCGGAGAACGAGTAGGTCGGAGTTGCCGCAGAAGTGAACAGCGTGACGGTGACGCCGATGTATCGACGGCCCTTGTAGTCGGCAGCACCCGTCAGCGGGTTGAAAAACTGATTGCTCGGGATCGAGGCAACGAACTGCTTGTTAGCGAACGAGGCATTGGGAATGCTGCCTCCAAGCTGAACCCTGCAAATTTCGCTGACCGTCGCAAGCTGGATCGTGCCACCGCTCACGGTGTCGGCAGCGACGAGCGCAAAGCTGCCACCAGTAATCGTGCCGCTTGCAAGCGTCACGGCCGACGTGAACGTGAACACGACATGCAGCGGCTCGCCCTCCAGAGCGCGAACCTGCGTCAAGTCGATCGCGTTCTCGAAAATCAACGCCCCAGTCGAGTTGCTGGCAGCCGTGCCAGAAAACGACTGAGCGGCAAACGAAGGAGCCGTTCCGGTGAACGAAAGAAGTGCGTCGGTAATCATGTGTGTGTTTCCTTGGATTACGCCGGGACAACGGCTTCGGTGGAGGTGAGAGCATCGACCTTGCGGACAGGAATGCCCTGGAAGGTCAGCCACGACATCGGGGTGCCGAACTGCGACAGGCCCTTCTCGATGTCAAGAACGCCCTGCGTGCGGTCCATGGCCTGGATGCGCAGCGCGCTGTACAGCGTGCGGTTCATGTAGAAGCACGGCTTGATGCCGCCGAACGACGGAATGCGATCCATCGCACGGGCCATCAGCTTGATGATGTTCGTGGCAGCACCCGTGCTCTGCGCGCCGCTGCCCGAGGTGGTGAAGACGCCATCCGTGCCCGAGCCGGTGTCGATGTTCGCAATGCGAACGACGTACCGCCAGTCCTTGACCGCAAGACCCGGCTTCCACTGGAAGCGCGAGACGTACGCTTGCATGCGGTTGTCGCCCGAGAAGATCGTCTGGATGCCCAGATCTTCCTTCATCAGGCCCGCGTTGCTGCCCTTCGGGAACGGGCAGTAAACCGTACGATCCGACCAGCCGAGGAGGTAGATCGAAGCGTTGTTGCTACCGGAGCCACCACCATGCAGCACGTTCACGCTGTTGCCAACGGAAGTGGCGCGACTGTTGTAGCGGTTCGCAAGACCAAGGAACTGCTTGGGGTCCGTAGCCGGATTGCCACCGAACAGGCCCTGCACGAAGGTCTGGTTCATCGACTCGATGAACGCGGAGTCTTCCGTAAGGCGGAACTGGCTGGTGTTGCCGTTCAGCTTGGCGAGGTCAACGTCCATCTCCGAACGCGCCTCGATCATCGCGCACGCCTCGTCCACCTGAGCCGTCGTGCTCTTGCTCGACGGGATGCCCGAGTTCAGAGCGCGGTAGTAGGTCGTCGGGAGGCCGGTGCGGATGATGACTCGATCGCCGGTCGGGAGGTTGCCTTCCTTCCAAACGCAGTCCTCAAGGACTTCGTTGGTCTGACTCAGCAGTTCGGCGATGTCGCCAATGCTGCCGTCGGGGTGAACACGCTTCGACCAGTCGGCCAGCGTGAGGTTGCTGCTTCCAAGAACTGCCATGATGATTCAGGGGGTTGGTGCCTACTTCGTCGAGTAGAAGGACTCGGCGATGGTGTTGAAGTCTCGCGGGCCAGTAGGCTTCTGGCTCGCAGTGCTCTTGCCGCCCACGAAATGATCCGTCGAGATCATCTCTCCGGCCTTGCGGAACAACCGCACCATCTCGGGATGGTTGGCGAGGCCGGAATCCTTCAGCAGTTCCTTGAGGGTCGGAGAAGCAAGTGCCTCGTACGCCTTGTTGGCGAGCTTCAGGCTCTCATCGAGCTTCGCGCCGCCGAACTCGGGATCGTTCTTGGACTGCTCAAGCCATTCGGCGCGCAAGTTCGTCAGCTTGGTTTCCTCGGCCTTCTTGAGAGCCGGGGCCATCTGATCGAGCATCTTCTGCGCGCCTTCTTGGTTCAGACCCATGGACTTGGCGAGGTCCGTGTACGTTGACAGGACGTTGGCGTCGTACTCACCCTTCAGGGTGTAGTCCTGAGCCTTTGGAGCCTCGCTGTTCTGCTGCTTGCCTGCCTCGGCATCCTGCTTCGGCGCGGCTTGTGCCTCCGTCTTCGCAGGCTCCGTTGCCGGGGTCTGCGCAGGCGTAGTCGCTGCGGCTTGGCCTTGGTTGGTGGTTGGGGCGGCCCCCGTCAGCATTTCAGTCATGCTTGTCTTGCGCGGCTTCGCGCATCATCAGCGGGTAGAGGTCAGAGCAATGCACGTTGACCAAGCCCAGAATCCTGCGCGCTGCATCTCGCCTACCTTCCTCAAAGGCCATAACCCCGAAGTTGGTGTTGAAGATGGAGTGAAAGACTCCGGCCTTGGACAGCAACCGATGCACAATGCGCCGGCCCTGCTTCTTGCCCATGAGCCACTTCACGTCCTCCACTTCCGATTCGGAAGCCAGACGTTCCCGCAAAGCTCTGTCTTGCTCTGCGGCCTTCTGGCCTTCAATGTCGTGGGGGTCGTAGTCGCTCACTACGCCGACGCTATGGACGGCGGAAAAGCACCATGCACCCCGTTACAGTGCGGCGAATACGGCAGCCAGGATTCGCGTCAAAGCCTTTGTCCAGGCTTCGCGCACGATCTCCTGCACCTGAATCCGATGGGTCATGGCTCGGTTCTGCGCCTCGGCAGACAGCGACCGATAGATGCTGGTGACATCCTCGCCCCTGGCTAGGCGAATAGGCAGCATTGCCGCATCCTCTGCCATTGCAAGCAAGTTTGCCCGCAGGATCGGGTCTTGGACATCGGCCTTGAGCGACGCCAGCAGGGCGTGCAACTCGTCCTTGAGGATCGACTCGATCTGGTTGGGGACCGGCATCAGCGCACCCCGGTTGCCTTGGCGGCGGCCATCACCCGCTCGCGCCACGCCTCCAGACCGCGCAGGTAGGTCGCCTTGTCTGCCTCCGACAGCTTGGTGTCGTCCGTGACGTACGAGGCGAACATGGGGGCGAACCATTCGTAGGTCGCCACATCCGCCGACGCCATTTGGGCGTCTGGGCAGGCGCACGCGCAAAGCAGAAGGGACGCCGCGAGCGCGGCACGACGGGCGATGGTCTTCATACTTCTCTGTCTTGGAGGAGTGCGATCAGCCGAGCCTCGCGCCGATCGGTGTCGGTGCGCGCCTCGGCCAGGATCTTGGTAACCGTGTCGGCGAAGGTGCCGCTGATCTTGCTCGCCGTCTCCAGGTGCTGCGACACGACGCGATCGTGAGCGACGCGCAGCCGCTCCTCACGCTGGAGGAAGTACCACGCAACGCCGAAGGCGAGGCCGCCGCTACCGACGCCCAGCAGCTTGTCCCATGGGATCGAGACGAGGTCTTGCGCGGGCATTCCTGCTTGGGTGACAATGGCGACACTGCCGCCAGCGACAACCGCCGCGAGGCTTGACAAGACTGCGTGGCTCATGCTCATCGCCATAACACTTTCTCGCTGGCGAGCTTAGAAGAAAAGTCAAACATCTTTTTTCTGTTTCGCCACTAAGATGGAAACGACTACTTCCAGACTCCGCCGACTCTGATAAGCGGTGTGCAAGTTTTCCATACCCCGCTGACCTTCAGCCACACGGTGGTCTGCTTCCACACGCCGCCGACCTTCAGCCAGCATTTACTGGTCGGCGGTGCACTTGTCGTCAGGGCGGCGGTTGACGGGACTCTGACCCTCAGTAGCGGCACGCTAGTCTCCTATGACCGGCGGGCGGTTCTTGAACGGGTGGTCTGCGATCAAGCGCGATCGTGGCAAACCGCCCCAGCGATGCGCCAGATAGCCCTCAATTTTCCGCAAGTCGTCCAGTGACCAGTCCGATATCATGATGATTTCCGAAAAACGTGCCTGGCTTGGGAAAGTTGTGGCATTTTTCCGGACGCCGAATACTTTTTGGTACAGCGTTGCAGACGCTGGTGATCGGCTGAGAGATACCGACCGTCCATTCAGGTGCCCCCGCAGTTCGGGGTCGGCTGCTGGACCGTACGCGCCGCCCATGATGCAGTCGTCGAAGAACGATTGCGGCGTGCCGGTTGGCGTGTCGGCGTAGGGTCCGCCATCGAAGTTGATGGCCCGAATTGATCCGACGCTTTGAAGATGCACCTCCTGCACGCTTTCAGCACCAGACGCCCAACTTGACCACAAGAAGGGAGGAACCGCGCTATTGGTGGGATATCCGTGGATTGCGAATATAGCGGTCTTTTGTGGTGTCGTGTTTACCGTAAGGAGGTAGTCGTTCAACCCGTCAAAATTGACTGACGGACGCCCCGCAAATGTGCCCAGCAACGGCGCGTTGACGCCGCTGCTTTGAAGATGGTTTCCTTTGCCCGACTGGTCTCTCCACTCGGTAACCGCAGAGCCAGACAACGTGAAGGATGCGGAAACCGAGGCGTCATACCAGCCGAGAAGGCGTCTACCAAAAAGCACAGGCGTCCACAGCCGCCCCTGCAACCGTGCCGTATCCACTAGATTGACGCCCCGTGGCATGTCAGTTCACTTCCTCGTTGAAAGCCCTTACGTAGATTTCGTTCCCGCTCGCCGCCAGCGCCACGCCCGCGTTGTTGATGATCGAGAAACGCAGCGAGAACGGGTACAGGCGCACCAGCGGGACGTTGACGATCTTCGCCGACGCGCCAGTGGTCAGCGGCATCGTGTAAAGATCGCCGCCGACAGCATCGCCTAAATCCGTGCCATCGCTCGCCGTGACGCGCAGCGTGATGCTGCCGCCAGCTGCCGGCGTGATGCTGCCGAGCTTGATCGTCACGAAACCGTACAAGTCACGGGTGGTGCTGTTGTCGTAGGTGACGCGGCTCGATTCGGACCCGTTTGCGACCGAGTTGAGCGTCGTGCCCGCAAGGTTACTGCTGCGGGTTGACGGTGTTGACCATTTTGCTGTTGCCATATTGTTTTCTCCTTACACTTTACCCCCTGGCCAACCCCACGGCGTCTGTATCTGCGCGGTCTTGCCGGAGTAACTGACCTCGCGCGTAGCGACCTTCGCGCCGGTGCCTGGGGTGTATCCTACGTTGCCGGCCATGGTCAGACGTACTGGAGGTAGATGTCGCCGTCAGCGCCGCCGGTTGGCGACGCCGTACCGCTGCTGATGTTTTGCGTTGCTGCGCTGCCGAGGCCGAGCGTCGTGCGCTGCGATGCGGCGTCAGCGTCATCAATCAGTGCGCGGCCTGCTGCGGTGCATGAGATTGTCTCGGGAACGCCAGTGCTTGGAGACTGGCGACCGATCAGCGTGTCGGTGGCGAGGTTCGCCATCTTTGACAACGTGACCGCGCCCGTGGCGATCGTAGTCGTGTTACTGCCGGCGGATGCCTCGACATCGCCAAGCAACTGGCTGCGCCTGATGCCGCTACCGTGGAACTCGACACCGTTGCCAACGCCGACTTCCTGCGGTGCCCCGGTGCTACCAGCGTGCCGGCCAACCAGATGGTGGCTGGTGATGTCCTGCATCTTGGCGAACGTGACAGCCGCATGGTCGATGGTCCACGTTGCGCCAGACGCCGAGACGGTGATGTCGCCCTTGTCGCCGTCCGTCACGCCGCCACCAGTCGCCGCCAGCGTGGTGCCGGTCATCGAAAGGCCCGATCCGAGCGTGATCTCTTGCACGTCGCCCGAGCCGCTGTCGCCACGGCCAAGCAGCCGCGACGCCGCCGAGACGTTCTGAATCTTGGCGTATGTCACGGCATCGTTGGCGATCGTCGCCGCGAAGCTGCCCGTGCCGCTGCCGGTGACATCGCCGGTCAGCGTGATGGTCTGATCGCCTGTGTTCGTGCCGCTGCTGGTGCCGCTGAACGTGCCCGACTGCGTCGCCAGCGTGCCAAGGCCCAGCGTCGTGCGCTGCGCCGCCGCGTCAACGTCATCGAGGATTGCTCGGCCTGCTGCGGTACAGGCAATCTCCTCGATGTCGCCAGCCCCCGCCGTGCTGCGCCCGAGGAGGCGATCCGTAGCGCTGACGTTCTGGATCTTTGCGTACGTCACCGCGTCGTTGTCGATCGTCCACGTCGCGCCGCCTGCGCTGACCGTGATGTCGCCCTTGTCGCCAGTGGTCAGGCCCGTGCCCGCCGCCGCCACGACCGCCCAGTACGTCGTCCACGAGCCGCCGACGCCCGGCTCGTCGCTCGCGCTGCTCGTGTGGTCCAGAATGCAGACGTAACTGCTGCCACCGTTCCCGACGACCTGCCCGCGATAGTAGACGGTCACGACCACGCCCCCTGGTACTGCGACAGGAAGATGCCGTCAGGAATGGTCCCACCCCACGACCCGGCCCACTGGAGATTGCCACCGCCCCCAGTGGAACTGATGACTTGCCACGAACCGTCGCCCGCCAAGAACTCGTCTACGTTTCCGCTGTAGACCAGCGACGCGCCTTGAGAGAAACCCAGCCGCAACACTTCACGACGGAGCACCTCGCCAGCCACAGGGATGTTCCTGGGCTGGTCGCGCTCACCGCCGCGTCTGCTGCTTCCAGACATTACCAGAAGGCGACTGCGGTGAGGCCGGTCGTGGCGAACATGCGACGCGCCTTGATGGGCAGCCAGAGCGACTGCGCGGCACCCGTGGCAAACGACATTTGCGTCGTTCCGGTCCCGCCTACGACGGCGAGGGTGGTGTCAACGTCTACGCTGACCGTCGTGCTTGGGCCGACGTAGATCGCGTTGCATGGCGTCGCAAACTCCAAGACGAACGAGTTTCCGGAAGCCGGGGCAGCGGTCAACGCCGTAGCTAGCACAAAGTTGGTGGCGTTGTCCTGCGCCACAATCGCAGTCTGCCCCGCAGCAGGACCATCAAGAAACCTAATCCGCAATCCGACCGAGTTGGACGTTCCCGTCTTGCCGTTTGGGTTGATGGTGGTCGTAGTCGAACCCGTGGTGACGGTGCCGTGCTGCGGAGTAGTACCCGCGTGTGCAACCGGAAACGGATGCGCCAATCCGTAGGTGTGCTGCCCCACGGGATCGACGTTGTAGAGAGGTGCAACCATGGTGACTAAAGCTCCGTTGACGCTGGGCTGTTGTAGCCGCTGAACATGTTCATCACATCGGTCAGCGCGCTGGGTTCGCTCGTCTTGGCGGCGGCCAAGTTCTTGGCGGTCTGCGATGACTGCTGCATGACAGCCGCCTGTTCGCGTGCGGCCATCGCCTTGTTGCGCGCATCGCGCAGGGCCTGGGCCTTCTCAGTCGGCACGATGATGTTCGGATCGATGCCGAGCATGTCGCCGTAGCGATCGACCAGCGTGTCGGTGTCGAGCTTGTCCAGCACCTCGGGACGCATTTGCGCGACCGCGCCGACGTTGCCGATGAAGCGGTCCACCGACGAACTGCCAACGGCGCGCTGGGCCTGTGCAAGAACCGACACGAACTCGACGCCGAGGTTGACGCCGCCAAGCTCTTCTGGTGCCGGCGGGATGAGACCTTGCTCCAGCATCGCGTCGAAGGTCAGGTCGATCAGCGGCTCCAGCAGTTCGTTCTGCAACCGCTCCATGACCGGGCCGAGCATGAGCAGTTTCTCCTCGTGCCGCTCTTGGATTTCTCGCGCAGTCATGTTGCTGCGGAGGTCGTTCTGCATCATCAGGAACAGGTCTTCGTAGAACGACCGGCTGATGCGCGAGCGAACGTCTTGGATGTCGTTGAGCAGGTACTGGAGGTTGAGGTTCGTCTCGAACGCGGTACGGATGCCCTGCTGCTGCGGCGCGTCGTGGAACGTGACGCCGCCCGGCAGCATGTTGACCGCACGGCCCTGCATGCTGGTCGGGGCCTGCAACGGCGGCTGGGTCTGGTAGTCGATGCCCTGCGCCTTGCGAAGCTGCTCGTGCTGAAGCTGGCGGATGTCGGGCAACGCCTCCATGCCGGGGCTGTTGCCGTAGACATCGTTGGCGGTCACCGACCAGCGCGGAGCCAGCACCGGGAACTTCTCGAACCCCGACTCGCGCAGCACGACCGGCTCGTTGTTGCTCTGCTCGTAGTAGACCGAGCGGTACGGCATGTTCATCTTGTCGAGCTTCGACGGGTCGCGGTCGTAGCGAGGCTCGATGCAATGGATGATGGTGATGCCGCCTTCTAGCGTGCCACGGTCGTACAGCGTGCGTACCGAGTGCGAGCACTTGTCGTAGCCAAACTCGCGGACGACCTGCGCGACGGTCATCTCAAACTCGCGGTAGAAGACGCAGACCTTGCCCTGCGGGTCTTGCGACAGGCAGTACTCGCCTGCGGTGATCGGGTAGAGGTGGATCACCTTCTCGGGGTCAGGCAGCAGGATGGAGACGCCTGTGCCGAACGCGCCAAGCTCCTCGTACATGGAGTGCAGTGCGCGGTAGGCGTTCGACCGCTGGAACACCCGCATCATGCGTTGCTGAACGTCCTCCAGCCAGATCTTGACCGGGTGGAACTGGTTGAGGTCAGGGTCTGGCGCGGCGAGTCGAAACCAAGGGCGGGCTGGCGAAGTCGCTCCGGCCATCAAGCCCGAGTTGAGCGTTCGCAGGGCGCGGGTCGCCGTGTTGTCGTAGATGTTGGTCTGCCGCTTGTTGCCCTTGTTGCGATCGGTCGTGTAGTAGCGACCTGACCACGGCAGCAGGTACTCGGTGATCTCGCGCCAGTGGGTGTCCCACGACGTACGCTCCGTCTTGAGCGAGCTATGTCGCTCTTGGAGTCGTTGGCGAAGCGTACGCTTGTCCATGGTCACTCACCCAAGAGGGTGTTCTTGCCGATGCGGTCCATCTGGTCACCGATGCGGGTGTTGCCTGTCAGCAGCGTGCTGGCAGCACCTCGGCCCTGCGCGCCCTGTTCGCCGGTCAGCAGCGCGGCGACATCCGGCGTCTTGCCTTCCATGCGGCGGCGTTCCATGCCGGCCATCTCGCGTTCCGAAGCAGCCATTCGGGTCGCTTCGTTCTGTGCCTTCTCTTGCTGACGAAGAGCTTGCTTCTGGCCTTTCTTGGCCGTTTCGGCTGCGTAGACAGTAGCTCCTGCCCCTGCCATAGCAGCCGCCGCCGCCAAAAGAACTGTTCCGGTTGCGATTGCCATATTCACTTCCTGTAGGAGTTCTCGACCAGTTCGTACCCCAGCTTGCCGTACAGATTGCCGACCTTTTTGCTGATGGCTGGGATGCTGCTGACAATGACTTGATCGGCGTTCTTGCTTTCGGCCCACGCCTCAAACTGGCGCAGCATGCGAACGGCGGTCATGCCGTGTCGGTGCCCTGGCTTCATCCACCAAGCGAGTTCGGCGGCGACTGTGCAGTTGGGAGCGCACCAAACTGGTGCCAGCATCCCAGCCAAGAAGCCAATCAGTTCGCCGTTGATGTCTTCGGCAACGATGATGACGCCCTGCTCGATGATGTTCGACAGAGCGGCGGCCATACCCTCGTCGGGCACGGTTACGCCCTTCAGCATGGGGTGCTGATTCAGGAATGGCCGGCCTAGCTCAACTAGAGCCAGTACGTCATCTTGCGTGGCGTACCGCATTCTCAGCGACGCTAGGTCGCCGGAAAAACACTCATGCACCCCGTCAGCGCAGGTCCATCCGCAGGATGTCGTACGGGTTGTACTGGGCGTTGTCTCGGACGTTTGCGCGCCAGTCTTCCAGCAGGGTGCCGGTCTTGGTGGTCTGCATGAGGGCCAAGACGTAGGCGGTGCCGAAGTCTGGCGACCGCCCCAGGCGTTCGTAGATTTCTTCGCGGCTGGCGACGGCGATGGTGGTGCCGACCGACTTCCACGTTGGCGCGCAGAGGTCTGCCAGCAGGCGCGGGTCTGGGGGCAGGCAGATGCCGGTGTTGTTGGCGGGATCTAGGGATTCCCGCATCTTCCACCACAGTTCGCTGCGAAGGTTCTTGAAGGTGATGCGCCCGCTCTTGTCGGTCGAGCGCGCCGACTCGGCCACGTTGACGCCGATGGTCTGGTGCCCCATCTCCCGCAGGAAGTCGTAGGGCGAGCTACCGACGCCGATCACATCGATGTGGATTGGGGCTTGGTTGCGCTTGGCTGCCATGACCAGCGCGGCCACGGTCTGCCCGTCTGGGGTCTGGCTGCCTGGGTAGACCAGCGGCTGGTTGAACCACATGCCATGCCGGCGGGCGATGATGGTCTGGTCCCTGCCGCCACGGGCAACGTCCACGCCCAGGCTGGTCATCTCGTCCAGCTTGTCGGGCATCTTCCAGCGGGCCTGTGCTGCCTCGACCCAGCCGGTGGGGATGACTTGGAACGGGTCGTCCTCCATGCCGGCGGAGAAGTCGCCGTACAGCATCTGGCTGCGCAGAGGCTCTGGCAGGCTCTGTAGCTGCGCCATGTAGCCTGTGCCCATCAGGTAGGGGTTGTCAGCGATCCGCGACGGGATGAACGTTCTGGACTGCGGCAGGATCTTCTCCGCCCCTGCCATGAACGGCTTGCCGTCAGCGACCTCGATCTCCTTGCCGTCCACCACGGCGAACCACCGCAGTTCGCCTGGGTTGGCGGGGTTCGGGTGCTTCTTGTTCAGCCACGGCGCGAAGTACTCGACCACCCATCTGCCCTCGGCGGTCGTGGGTGGGTTGAACGTGAACAGGGCGCGGCACCGCTGCTTTTGGTCGGTCGTGCGCAGCCAGCCCAGCAGGAACCGGACGGCTTCGACGCGCATGTTCGACGCCTCGTCAAAGACCAGCAGATCGTGTGGTCTACCCTGGTACTTGCGTTCTTCGCCGGGGTTGGGAAACGACCCGAACTCGATTTGGACCTGTGCCCCGTCAGGACGCTGGAACCGCCAGATGTGGTCCTTGCCATTGTAGCCGTCCTTCGTCTTCAGGATCTCCCCGATCCGGTCGATGATGCCGACCAGTTCGGTTCCGTTCTGGCGGAAGATCCCCACCTTCTGGTGCTGGGTGATCGACAGGCCGACCGCGAGGTCCGATTTTCCTCCACCAGCCGCGCCGCCGTACCCAACCACATCGGCCTTGCTGTGGAAGGCCATCGTCTGCGGCCCAGGAAGCGGCCTCCACAGCGTCGTGTCCGCCGCAAGAAGTTCGTCCAACTCTTTCCGCTTCTCGGGCGAAAGGCGCGCAAGAACCTCAGGACTGATCGTCGTCACACTCGAAAGCGTACCTGTGGCCGGCTTTCTTGGAAGCCTCCATCCGCCCCTTGGCTTGCTCAGTGGCCCAGTCCTTCAGCATCGTGCCGGAGTCGTTCGTCGCCAAGCACAGAACGTACAGCCGCGTCTTGTCGTAGGGGTTCCTCTGCCCCTCCAGCACGATCGCCCCCATGCCGGACATCTCGGACAGGATCGGGCCAACGGCCTTGCCGAACATCTGCGTCATCCGCTGGACAGCCTTCGCCAGGACCTCGTCGCCATTCGGCATCTCATCCGAAGCCTCGGCCAGAGAAAGCATCTCCTCGTACAGCGTGTGCAGCAACTGCTCGCACGACATCAGCCAGTGGTCGAACTTCTCGCTCATCGCGGTCTCCCTACAGGTTAAGTCTGGGGGTCTCCGGCACAACGAGTACCGAAGCCCCCCCAGGTCAGTTGACCCGTCAGAAACGAGCGAAACCAACGGGCTGGCGGCAAGATTACCAGCCACCACCAGCCCACGCAAGCCCCTGCCCAAGAATCTCTCCAGCCCCACCCGTTTACGCTGACGCGCATCTGTCACGCCGAACATCGCCATTTGTTACGCTCGGCACCGTAACGAAACGCCTCCGTTACGTAACGTTACGCGTAACGCCAATCGGCAAGATTCTGAGAGCCGCCACACCCCAAAAACACTAGGGGAACACGGATTCTTCGGCAACTTCACCTACGCAGGCCAACTTCGGCGTTGAAAAAAGTCTCCCGGCATGGTACAGACTACTACCTCAACGGCCCCAGTACGCACGCCGCTTGAAGAGCAGAGGCAAACCTCGCAACTCTGCTCTGCTGCTCATCAGATCGCACAACAGCGATCCTGACCCCCTCTACCTTCTACAGAGAGAGCGGAGCGAAGCGCAGCGTCAGGTGCGAAGCACCGCATCCGGGAAAACGCAGCAAACGTCGGTTGCAAGGACTCCGTACACGCCCACAGCGTTACGACGCGTTTCGTAACAAAACGCCAAACGTTACGCGTGTTCGCCGTAACAGATGCAGTCCACCGTAACGGTGCAGGAGAGAGCAAGCAGACCCTCAACACGGCCTGCACTTGTACAAGCACCCAAACCACAACAGCTTGTGGTACACCAGCGGTTGCTTGCTACATAAGGTACGGCCAGGGAGCAGAACGACAACAACTCCAAGATGCACGGCAGTCTTGCCGAGAAGATTGAGTTGGTTTGCCCTTGGGAAGGGGGGGG